GCACACGCATGCCTCGATCGCCGAGCAGTTCGGCGTCTCGACGGCAACGGTCAGTCACATCAAGTGCTACGATATGCAGGGCCGCTCGCGACCCCGTGAAAGGAAGAAGCCGGCGACGCCGCTGCTGGCGAGCCCAGCCAGGGCCGACATCGTCCAGGCCGAGGCTGAGCTCAAGAAGGCGCAGCGCGAGGTGCTGGTCGCCGAGGCGATCGTTTTGGAGGCGCGCGCCCAGCTCCTCCGCGAGCGGGCCTTCGCCATCAAATAGGTGCTCGCCTCGCGGTTGCACCCAGTTTTGCACCCAAATCCAAATTTAGGGCCCGGGAACCCAGCGTTTCCGGGCTTTTTGCGGATGATCATCGATCACCTGATGGCATATTTCAGCTCAGCCCCTTACACCCAATACAACCTGCTGTATTTGTTAATCTTTTTTCACTTATTTTCACCCATTGCCATTTACATTGGAAGCGTATGGGTGCATATAGAAGGGACTGACTGCACCCACTTTTCACCCACTTCTGGAGAACCAAAATGACCACCAAGACTACCCACCCGATCCGCCTCTCGAAAGCTTTCACCAAGGCCGGCGTCACCCTCTACGCCCGCGGCCGCAAGGTCGAGAGCTTCAAGAACAGCGAACTCCGTGACATCGAATCCTTCGCTAGCGGCTGGTACGGCCGCCCGGTGAGCTTCCGCGAGATCCCGCTCAAGCGCTAACCCGAGGGGCTGCGGCCCCTCCCTTCCTTCCCAATCTGGAGAACCAAAATGACCAACCTCACTGAAGCCGCCATCTCTTCGAAGAAGTTCGTGGCGCCCGACATCAAGTATGACGACCACAACAGCCTCGTGATCGTCGCCGGCAAGAAGGGCCGCCATACGTGGCGGATCAAGACGCGCACCGGCTCGGATCGGATCGGCCACTATCCGGCGATGTCGCTGAAGCAGGCCCGCGCGATCGCCGAAGAGCGCACTTATCGCCTCGCCCATGACATCCCGCTGACCTCGACGCCGGCCAAGCCGACCGCCGGCATGACCATTGCCGACCTGCTCGACAGGTACGAGCAGGCCCGCCGCCACGAGGGCCTGAAGACCTTCGCGAAGAGCATGAAGGTGCTGCGCCGGGGGCTGGCTGCCTACCTCGCGCTCGACGTGGCCGCCTTCACCTCGGACGACATGGACAACGCCTTCCTCCGCATGCGCGAACCTCGCACGCCGGGCAGCGAGCCTTGCCTCGTCGCCGCCAACCGCTTCGCCGCCTATGCGTCCAAGCTGTGGACGTGGTCGATGAAGAAGAAGCTGGTGACCGAGAACTTCTCCAAGATCTGCGATCGCACCAAGGAGGAGCCGCGCAAGCGCGTGCTCAGCATGGACGAGCTCGCCGCCGTCTGGCAGGCGACGCTGCGCCTGGAGCACACGGGCACTGGCCGGGGCCGCGTCGCTCGCCGCAACTACGGCCGCATGGTCCGCTTCCTGATGCTGACCGGCCAGCGGCTCGCCAACGGCACCGACCTCAAGCACGGCGACATCGTCAAGGGCGTCTGGACCCAGACCGAGAACAAGACCGACATGCCGCTCGTGCTGACCCTGCCGGAGGCCGTCCTGGCCGAGGTCGGCAAGGGCGAGCCGGGCACCCGGGTGTTCCCCTCGGAGCGCGGCGGGCTGCTCAACAACCTCACCGCCCTCAACGACGAGGTGCGGGCGATGTCAGGGGTCAGCGACTGGTCGCACCACACGCTGCGCCACACGATCGTCTCGCAGCTCGCTCGCGCCAAGGTGCCGTTTGAGGTCCGCGAGACGATCCTCAACCACAAGGACAAGGGCATGGGCAAGGTCGCCGCCATCTACACCCATTACGAATTCGAGGAGGAGATCCGCGATGCGCTGAAGCTGTGGGCCGACATGGTCACCAAGGCCGCCGGCCCGACGCTAAAGGCCGTCGCCTGATCTGTGGATAGCCATCTCAATACATGGCTATGGAATAGGCCCCTCTGATAGTTATCTGAGGGGCCTATTTCGTTGTGCGAGGACGCCATGGACCATGACTTCACCAACCCGCTCAAGCTTACCTATGCCGATCTGAAGAAGATGGGCATTGTCGGCAGCCGGCCGCATCTCAAGGAGATGATCAAGCGCGGCTCCATCCGTAAGCCGCACAAGGACGGCGCTACCCGGCAGGCGCGGGCGTGGTGGTACTGGGACGAGGTCATGCAAGACATCGAAGACGAGCGGCAGCGGCTCAACGCGATGGCGCCTTACGCTAGCGTACGAGCGCCTTCGTCTCGACGATGAACCCGGGCAAGTCGGTCTGGCCGCGATCGACCGCCTGCTGAGCGAGCCGGATCATCACCTCGGCGACCTCGTCGGCATAGCCATAGCGTTGCAGCGCCATGGTCAGGTCGGAGATCCCGGTGACGACGCGTTTCTCCCGGACGCTCGCCGCCTTGCCGTAGCCGGAGCGGATCTGGCTCTTAGGCTCGGGCACCACCGGCATGGGCTCGCCGAAGGTTGCCTCGTAGCCCTTGGCCTCTGCCTGCCGCCTGGCAGCCTCCTCTGACGCGATCTTGCGCTTCCGCGTCTCCCAGCCCTCGATGAGGGCCCGAAGCGCCTCAGCGGCCCCCGCTGCCCGTTTGACGGGGGTCATCCACGCTTCATCGATGTCGCGGGCGGCTTTCAGGTGCGGCGCCTTCAGCGCCTCGCGCTTGTCGTTGACGATCTTGCGCAGCTCTAACAGCCGGGCGCGCAGGCTGACCGCCCGGGCGGCTGTCTCGTCATCCTCGATCTCGCGGTAGGTGGCGACCTGATCGCGCAGCGCGTCGATCTGCTCGGCCTCGTCCATGGCGGCGGCAGCGTTGTCGCCGATGCCGGCCACGCCGGGATCGAGGTCGGGCCATGTGCCGCCATTGATGACGGCGTAATACCATTCTTCGCTGACCGGCCGCAGGGCGCAGTTCATCCAGATCCAATCGTGGTTGTGCTTGGCCATCTCGTCGCCACCCACGCTCATCAGCAGCTCTTCGTCCTCGATCCAGATCGCCACCGGCTTGCCGGCCTTGGTCCGATAGAAGCCGGGCTGTGGGTCGGACGTGATCTTGAACTCCCGCGCATGCAGCGCCTTGGGATCGGCGAGCGCGTTCGCCCAGTAGTCGTAATCATTGATCATGAGCCTGCCTCCGTTGATTGACCCAGTGGAGGGTAGACCCTACCTTGGGCTCTGTGAACCCAACCTTATGAATGGAGGCTTGCATTGCGCACGCACAAAAACCCGTTTCGCCGCTGGCTGGAGACGCAGCCGCGCGACGTTACCCAGACCTCAATCGCCAAGCAGGTGGGAGTAGACCGGAGCTATATCAGCGACCTGATGAGTGAGGGCTCGATCATCTACCCCTCGTTGCAGCTCGCGTTCAAAATCGAGCAGCTCACCAAGGGCCGGGTGACCGCCAAGCAATTGCATGACTTCGCCGCCTTCAACCGGGCTCACCCGGGCGCCAAGGCGGAGGAGGCAGCATGACTGACTTCCTTCACGAGCTGTCGCAGTGCGAGGCACGCCTCTACGAGGCAGAGCAGCGATGCGTGCTGCTGACCAAGCAGCGCGACGTGCTGGAGACGGCACTGCTGAAGATCGCCTATGAGGGGCACAAGGTCACCTGGGCGAGGGCTGTTGCTCGCGACGCCCTGGACGCAAGCTTTTTGCTGGCCAGGAAGGAGGCGGCATGAGGTTCATCGAGGTCACCAGCCCGACCAGCAAGGCGATTCGCTGGTGCATTAATGCCGACCACATCATTCAGGTGCGGCGGGTCACCGAGGACGATGAATGCGTCATTGCGCTGGTTTCAGGCCAAGTCACCCCGGCCGAAACCTACGATCAGGTGATCGAGCTGTTGCGGCAGGTGCCGCTGGTCGCATGATCCCTGAGCCGCCCTGGTGGATCTGGAGCATCATCGGCGGGATCATCTCTGCGTATGTCGTGGTCACCGCGATCATCTGGCTCGGTGACCACATTGAGCAGTTGCTGCCATGAAGCCCGGGCAAATCGATCTGTTTACCAAGCGCACGAAGGCGGCCAAGCCGCCCGATGCCTTGGAGCGCGAGCTCCACATCGCAGTGGCCGACCACATCCGCTGGGCGATCCGGCCCGATGTGATCTGGTTTCATCCGGCCAATGGCGAACTGCGCTCTGATTCGACCGGGGCGCTGCTCAAGCGGATGGGAGTGCGCCCTGGTGTGTCCGATCTGTTATTCGCTGCGCCGCCCCGGGCGCGGCTGCACGCGCTGGAGCTGAAGCGGAGAGGGAAGCGGCCCACCCCAGAGCAGACCGCGTTCCTTGACGCTGTGCGGGCGATTGGCGGCCTATCGGAGTGGACCGACACCTATCAACAGGCGATCGAGATCCTTATCGGCTGGGACATCCTCAGCAACCGCATCCACATTGATTAGCGCGTAACCATCTGTAACCATTAACCTGTGATCATTGAACACGACCGCCCACGCTATCCACAGACGCGGGATGTGATCCGTTAGGGGATTAACAAATCAGCGTGAATAGGTAAAATGGACCGGCTCAAGACTTGTCTAGGGTACTGAGAGCCGGTCCGAGTTGTGCGTTGCGGACTAAAACCGCCGGGGCTGACGAGGGGACGACTACCCCGGCGGTACGCCACGAGCGGGACAGGTGCTCGTGAAACCAGCCACAACGGTAGGAGCCGTCATGACTATGCACCAAGATATCCCTCCCATTCACAGTGTCAACCACATTGCCCTATTGAGGTAGGGCGATGCTGTCGTTTGACGAGCTGGCGCCGCTGCTGGGCGATTATGCGGTCCGTGACGTGCCGTGCCCGGCATGCAGCGCGCAGCGCCAGCCCAACCACCGCAGACTGCCGGTGATGCGGCTGTGGCGCGTCGATCAAGGCATGCTGTCGTTCTACTGCGCGCATTGCGAGGCGAGCGGCTACGTCAAGGCGGACGATGATCCCCGGCCATCGAGCAAAACGCTTGCCCTGGCGCGCCAAATGGCCCGCGAGGAGCACGAGCGCGAGGCCGAGCGCCATCGGCGTGGCCGGGCGTTGGATTTATGGCGGGAAAGTGTCCCGATCCACGGAACCTGGGCGGAGGCGTATCTTTCCGACCGAGGGCTGGTGGCGGGCAACGCGAGGGGATTGCGATGTCATCCGCGTTGCCCGTTCCCAGACAGGAAGAGGGCGCCGGCCCTGATTGCCGCATTCACCAGCCTCGATGATCTGGTCAATCCCAAGGTCGATCTGTTCGAGGACATCGAGCCATGTGCGATCCACCGCATTCGCGGCCGCGGGCATGAGAACAAGTTCATGCTCGGCCCGGTCAAGCGGGCGGCGGTGATGCTCGACCCGCCGCATGAGGTTGGCTCCGAGCTCAGCGTCTGCGAGGGCATCGAGACGGCGCTTGCCGTGCGCAGGTGGCGTGGCGGGCCGATCTGGGCGCTCGGCTCGGCCGGGGCGATGGAACGGTTCCCGATCATCCGGCGAGTGCGACGGCTGACAATCTGGGCTGACAATGATGAGAGCAACGTCGGGCAGGCAGCGGGGATGATGCTTGGCCGCCGCTATCAAGAGAGCGGTCGGGACGCGGTGGTCAGGTGGCCTGAAAAACGGGGTGACTATGCCAGTGCCCGAGGATGACGAGAATGTCGTGCCGCTGCGGCCGATCAAGAAGCGGGTGGGTGGGTTCAAGGCGAACGAGCTGGAGGTCGGCAAGATCTTGCAAGACGAGCCCCAGCTCGGGATGGGCAAGATGTTCCGGCTGAACACCTTCAGCGGCGATGTCGAGATGACCATGCCGGTGCCCAGGCCGTGGGCGGTGAAGCAGCCGCGCAAGTTCAAGGAGCATGATCTCAGCGATACCGATGTCACCCACCTGATCGAGTGGCTCTACGCCGCGGGCGCTAAAGGCGATGTCTCGCGGCAGCGCGTCGGCTACGCCATCCAGGCGGCGGCCGAGGAAAACCCCTACAGCTCGGCGCAGGCGGCGCTCGACCGGCTGCCGGCGTGGGACGAGATCGATCGCATTCCGAGGTTCTTCCGCGAGGTCTGCGGCGCCCAGGTGGCTGAAGAGGGGATGAGCGAGGAGCAGATCCATAATCGCGCGCTCTACTTTGAAGCGGTAGCGCGCTGCTTCTTTATCTCGATGGCAGCGCGCATTCTCAGGCCCGGCTGCAAGGTCGATACGACGGTGATCCTTGAGGGCACGCAGGGGACGCGCAAATCGTCGCTGTTGAGGATCCTGGCGTTCGATCAGGAGCGGTGGTTTTCGGACTCAATGGCCGCCGATCTGGCGACCAAGGACGCCCGCATTCACTTGCGCGGCAAGACGCTGATCGAGCTGTCCGAGATGGGTCAGCTCAGGGCCTCGAAAGTGGAGACGTTGAAGGGGTTTTTGAGCGCCCAGGACGACAAGTATCGGCCGCCCTACGGCAAGGGCGAGGTGACCTACAAGCGCCAATGCGTGTTCGTCGGCACCACCAACGCAGTGAACTATCTGGTCGATGAGACGGGCAACCGGCGGTTCTGGCCGATCGCCTGCGGGGTGATCGATCTCAGTAAGGCAAGGGAGTGGCGTGATCAGCTCTTTGCTGAGGCGCTGCATCGCCTGCGCCAGGAAGAGCACTGGTGGCTGAGCGAGGCCGAGGAGGCTGCAGCCCGCGAGGAACAGCGCGAGCGCACCGTCGATGATGTGTGGATGCCAAAGGCCCGCAGCCTGCTGGAGCGGGCCCGGGCGTTCCCTGAAGATCCTGGCTCATCGACGGTGTTTGTCACCATCAACGAGGTGCTGAAGGCGTTGGAGATCCCCGCCGACCGGCAGAGCCGCGACACGGTCAATCGAGTGCGCAGCATCCTGCGTGAGCTCGGCGGCCAGCTTAGAGCTTTGCCGCGAAATCGGGATGGCGAGAAATGGCCCGATCGAGGCTATCGATTTGTGCGTTTTTAGCCGGAAAAAGTGTAACAGTGCTACGGAAGTGCTACGGCTAAGTGCTTGATATTGATAGGTCTGTATCAATGTAGCAGGTGTATCACATATATTTACGCACACATATGCAAAGGGAGACAGGAAGAGAGCGTGGGAGAGTGTTGGGGAAAACAGGTGCTACAGTGCTACAGTGCTATAAGGCTAATGATCTCAAGAGGTTATCCGTAGCAGTCAGGAAATGAAGAGTGCTACAGAGGCGGAAAGTGCTACGGCCTTGAGAGGTAACATAGTACCGTCGCGCGTCCGTCCTCGCCTCCTGCGTGCCGCGCGATCGGCCCTTCAACCGTAGTCTGACGCCCCCGATGTGGGGATGGCAGGCCACGCAGCGCACCGCAGAAGTGGGGATGCAAGTGGGGTCACGCTCGGTGAGCATGTCGCAAGCCATTGATTTCCCTGGACATTCCTCGATGGTATGGCGGACTGTCCCTCCGCCATACCGGCTGGCAGGCCGGCGCCGGGCCACCCGATAGACGGGGGGCGGGTTCGCGACGGCCCCCGGCCAGGGCCGGTTGTGGGGCCCCTCCAAAACACGGGCGCTCAGCTCTGGTGGGGCCCCAAAAATCCTGGGGAGAGCGTGCCCTAGCCCCCTGCCATCCCCGCCTGTCCTTGCTACACTCCCGGCCGCAACCGGAGAACCTGAATGTTCGATCCGCACGAGCCTGACGACGATGGCGACGAGGATCCGTTTGCCTTGCACAAGCGGCTGGCCGATGCGGTGGCGGCGATGCTGTGTGCGGCGCTGCTTCCGAACTCCGACGATCAGGCGGGTCATGAGGCGGACATTGCGCTGGCCGGCGATTTGGTGATGTTGCGGCTGCTTCAGCACAATCACGCCCCCAACGAGATCCGGCCGGCGATGCAGGCGATTGCCGCCCACTGCGATCGCTTGGCGGAGCTGTTCATCGGTGCCGCCCGGGCGAATGGGGTCGAGGCCGATCGGGGGATCCGGTTCGAGGTCAGCCACACCGATTATTCCAAGGAGCGGCGGCAATGAGTGCGATGCATTGGGAGAAGCGCAACCGGGAGAAGAAGATTGGCATTCCGCTTTCCGAGCGGTTCCGGCGTCAACCCGGGTGGCGGGACAAGCCATCGGGGATCAGTTTCCGGCGCTGGCCGGATCACGTCCCTCCGCATGACAATGCCGGCCGCGCCGAGAATGCCAAGCGCAGGGCGCGGATCACGCTGCCCAAGATCTCGATCCTGAAGCCATGACCCCGCGTCCGCTCAAGCCGCGCTCGTGGTTTTGGATGCCGCCGCCCAAGGCGACCGACACGGTCAACCATCCCAAGCCGAAATACCTGCACGGCGCGATCACGCTTGATCGTCCGAGCGCGGCCACGCAGAAGGCGCGCCGCCGCCGCATCACGCTGCCGGCCACGTCGATTCAGCGCAAGCCCTGACCGGCCATGCTCGACGCCAACACCGTCATCGCCAAATGCATTGCGGCGATTTACGAGGCCGCCGCACCGCACCGGCCGACCCGCATCGGCACATCAGCCGGCCGGGTGATCCCGAGGTCGGACGGCTCCCAAATCGTCAAGATCCGCGTCTCGATCAATTACCCCGATGGCGAGGAGAAGTTTGCGCCGATTGATTGTATGATCGACCGACAGGGCAATATTTCGATCGTGGAGCACCGGCCGTGAGCTGGCAGTTTGCCCTGATTGTCCTGGCCATCGTCGCGGTGATCATCGCCGCCATGGTGGCGTTTTTCTATTATGTCGAGCCGACCCGGCTCGCCCATCGCAAGCCCGACCGCTTCGATCCCTATGACAAGGACCTGCCGGCCGAGATGGAGGCCCGCCGCACCCCCAACGAGCCGCCGCCGAAGGCCCCACCACCGCCCCCCAGGAAGAAACCGTAAGGCTGACCGATGCGCTTTGACCGCGATATCTTCTTTGCCAATGTCAGGGACGAGCTCTTCGACGGCGCGCTTTCCCAGCAGAACGTCGATGGCATGTCGATCATCCTCGGTGTCTGGGAAAACCAGCTCGGCGGCACCCCGCTGACGGATATCAGGTGGTTGGCGTACATGTTTGCCACCACCTATAAAGAGTGCGCCACGACCATGTGGCCGATCACCGAGTATGGATCGCAAGAATATCTCGAAGGAAAGGAATATTTTCCCTTTATTGGACGCGGATTTGTCCAGTTGACGTGGGAGGACAACTACAGAAAAGCTTCATCTGCACTTGGTCTTATTGAGAACCGCGATCTGGTCGAGCATCCCGATCTTGCGCTCGATAGCCTGATCGCCGCCCGGGTGATGACCCGCGGCATGGCCGAGGGCTGGTTTACCGGGGCGCAATTGGGCGATTTCTTCAATGACACCGAAGACAACCCGTATGACGCCCGCACCATTATCAACGGCCATGATTGTGCCCAGGAAATTGTCGGCTTCCACGACCTCTTCCTGGCCGCATTGGAGGCGGCGCTGATCGTCGAAGTCGAGCCGCCGCCGCCGATCGATCTCGCCCCGTCGATCGTCAATCTGTCGGTGCCGGCGCCGGTGTCGGTGTGGATCAATGGCGAGGAATGGGCGCCGGTGGCGTAAAAAAGCCCGGGGTCGGCAGGGTCGCCTGAACCGCCCCGGTGGTCATCCGAACGGCCTTACCCCCGCCGGTACACTCTAGCGTCCTTGACTGTACGGAAACTTGCAAATTTGCAATAGTGCTTCGCGGCCACAGTCATGACCCCTCCAGAGCCCTGCCCGTGGCCGCACGGCCGGCGGTGACCCGATCAAAGTCCGACCTGATCCGTTCTCGCGAACCGCCGCCGGCCAGCTATACCGGGCCGAGCCCGAGCACGGGCTTTGAACTGGCAGGACGACTGAAAGCGCCCCGGCCCGGTGCCAACTCAGCGCTTCACCGTCGCTTCGCCGCCGCAATGCGGGCACCAGTCGTGATCGATGACCCCGGTGCCATGACAGGCGGGGCAGTCCTTCAGCTCCGGCTCATCCCGCGGCGCCACCCAGCGCGGCCTGTATTCCCAACGCGGCTCGCGCGGCAGTTTGGGTTCCTGCTGGCGGTAGATCGGCCCCCGATTTGGCGGATGTTTCGGCTGTTTCGGCTGTTTCGGCTTCTCCGGCTGTTGCTTTGGCCCCTGCCAGCGGGTTTTCCACGGGTAGACCCGGCCAGCCATCCTGGCGGCCCGCTCGATGTCCTTCAGCACGGCGAGCAGATAACCGGCCTGGGCCCGCTTATTATGGATCGCGTCACTGATCTTGTGGGTCCGCTCCCACTGCTCGATCCGCCACCAGATCTGCGCCGCGCGGGTCCGCGACAGCCCCAGCCGCCGCGCCATCTCGGCCATCGTCGGCATCTCCCCGGTGGCCAGCGCATAGCGGCAGATCTCTTCCGAGAGCTGCTGCATGCGCGGCGTCCACTCGGTCACAGCCGCTCGATCGCGTGGCTGATCCTGGCATGCATGCGGATTGCCAGCTCGGCCAGCGTGGTGGCGTCGGCGCGCACCCGATCGAACATCGGCAGCCCCTCGGGCTGGTCGGCCGCCGGCTTGGCCAGGGTGGCTTGATCGGGGAAGCCGACGATCTGGTCGCAGAGTTGGTTGAGCAATTCCTCGACCTTGAGCAGCCCGTCACGCGCCTGGGCGAGCTGATCGACCGCCCGCCGGCTCGCGCCCGGGGGCTTGGTTGGCTGGACGCCGATCGACGCCTCAATGGCCCGGTTTAAATCCTTTTCCAGACTGTCGCGGATTTCGCTGCGCTCAGCCATTGATGTCGGCCTTGCCGATCTCCTGATCGACCTCGCGTTCGACCCGCTCTAAGCCGCGCTGAATGCCTTCGAGCGCCGTGGCGATGCGCGCCAGGGCCTTGGCGCAGGCCATCACCGAGCCGTCGATCTCCTCGGCCCAATCGCCGATCGTCGCCATCGCCGCCAACAGGGCGTCGGCGTTTTGCTGCGTTTTGTCTTCACTCATGTCGATCTTTTCTCCAGATTAAGTTGGGTTACGCATCTTCTGCACATGCCGGTGGATGGCGTGGTTGCGCAGTAGTTTCTTCACCGAGGCGTGGCTGTGGTCGGCCGCCTCGCGCCGATCGGCGGGGGTGTCGAACATCGCATCGAGGGTGATGAACATCATCGAGTCGAGCAGCGTGAGCATCGTCGCGTTGAAGCTGTTGGGGGTGTCCATGTCGTGCTTTTCGCAGAAAAGGACCGCCTCCTCGCCGAGCGCCGCGGTCGCGGCCGCCGCGATCTTGGCAATTTCCTCGGCCTGCCGCTGGGTGAGCTTGCCCATTATTCGGGGTCCACCGGATGGCCGGCGGCCCACAGTCGCTCGACCCGGCCGGCGCGGCGCACCGCCAGTCGATCGCAGCGATTATTGCCCTGGTGCGGATAGTGGATAAAGCGGGGGAAACCCGGGCGGTTGCAGTGAGACACCATTAGCTGCAATCTCTGGCCGCAACGCGGGCAGCCATAGTCGTGATTTGAGAAGCTGTCAGCGTCTTCAGCGGTGATCAACTTGCCGCCCGGCAGCATGGCAAAGGGGTTGCGCATATGTCCTCCTATTCACGAGGTGTACCGTGACAGCCACTAACGAAGCGGTCAAGGGCGAGCCGCGGATGGCGAAGACCCAGAAGACGACCAAACGGCGGTGGCTGCCGCGCCACGACATCTTTGCCGCGGCGATCGTCTCCGGCCGCTCGATCAAGGACGCCTTCGTCCTGGCCGGCGGCGCCCGGCACGACGGCGGCACCCAGACCTCGCAGACGTGGCTCCGATGGCCGCCGATGATCGAGCGGATTGCAGTGCTGCGCGCCGAGCGCATGAACAGTCTGGCGCTCGACAAGGATCAGGTGATCCTCAACCTCGTGGACACCTACAACAATGCGATGCGTGCCGACCAATATATGGCCGCGGTGCGGGCCATGGATCAGGTCGCCAAGCTGCTCGACCTTTATCCGACCGACAAGCAGCAGCTTGAGGTGACGCTGATCAATAAGCCGGCCAGCGACCCGACCAAGGTGGTCGAGCTGTCGGTGGAAGACTGGAAGAACCAATTTTCGCCGAAGGAAGTGACGCAGCAGTGAGCGCCAAGAAGCCGGTCAGGATCCGCCACGGCTTTATCCCACAGCCCGGGCCCCAGACGGCCTATCTGAAGTGCCCGACCGACATTGTTGTCTATGGCGGCGCCAGGGGCGGCGGCAAGACCTTCTCGGCGCTCGGCGAGTTCTGGATCCACGCCGAGCGGTTCGGCGAGAACGCCCGCGGCTTGATGATCCGCAAAACCCGCGAGGATCTGAAGGACAGCGTCGCGGTCGCCGAACGAATGTACGGCAACGCTGCCAAATGGCAGGAAAAGGGCGCCTATTTCAAGTTCACGACCGGCGCCCGGCTTTACATGGCCTACCTCGAAAACGAGGGCGATGCCGAGCACTATCAGGGCTGGTCGCTGACCCGCGTCTATGTCGAGGAGCTGACCCAGTTTTCCTCCCCGGCGCCGATCATGCGGCTGTTGGCGACGCTGCGCTCGACCGCCGGGATCAAGTGTCAGATGCGCTGCACCTGCAACCCCGGCGGCCCCGGCCATCTCTGGGTCAAGCAATGGGCCGTCGATCACGGTCCGTATAAGGTCGTCACCGACGATGAAACCGGGCTCCAGCGGACCTTTATCCCGGCGCTGCTGACTGACAATCCGGCGCTGCTGGAGGCCGACCCGAACTACATCAACCGCTTGAAGGCGGTCGGCTCGCCGCAGCTCGTCAAGGCGTGGCTCGAAGGCGATTGGTCGATCATCGAGGGCGCCTTTTTCGAGGAGTGGAGCGCCGCCCGCCACGTCATGGAGCCGTTCATTCTGCCGTGGCACTGGACCCGCTTTCGGGCCGCGGACTGGGGCTCCGCCCGGCCGTTCTCGGTCGGCTGGTATGTGGTGGTGCAGGACGATTTCATCCACGCCGGCCGGCGCCTGCCGCGCCATGCCATCATCCGCTACCGGGAATGGTACGGCTGGAACGGCAAGGAGCCGAACATCGGCTTGAAGCTGACCGCCGAGCAGGTCGCGGCCGGCATCGTTTCACGTGAAACGGCAGCGAGTGGAAGGCGAGAGGAGATCAACTACGGGGTCATGGACCCATCCGCCTTCAATGTGGTCAGCGGTCCGTCGATCGGCGAAACCATGGCGCGCAATGGGGTGATTTTCCGCCGCGCCGACAACACCAGGGTGACCCGCGATCGGCGCATGGGCGGCTGGGATCAGGTCCGCGCCAGGCTCAAGGGCGACGCCGATGGCGACCCGATGCTGTTCGTGTTTTCAACCTGTCGGAATTTGATCCGCACATTGCCGGTTATGCAACACGATGACAACAACCCCGAAGATTTGAACTCAGATATGGAAGATCATGCATGCGACGAGCTCCGTTACGCCTGCATGTCTCGACCGTTCCGCGCGACCGTGGTAACCCAAGCAGATCGTAATCCCCTGCTGATTGCCAACGTCTTCAGGCACCACGAGTTGGGGGGTTAGACCATTGCCGGCACCGTTGCAGCCTGATCAGGATCCTCGCCAGATCCTCGCTGCGATCATGCGCCAGAGCCCGCTGATGCAGGGCGGCGGCTCTCCTATGCCGGGCTTTAATGGCCGCCAATCGACCAATGTCGACATCGCCACGCCCGAGCAGCAGCAGGCGCCGACGCTGGCCGAGCTGACGCAGCAATTTGTCACGCCGGAAGGCCATCGCTATCCGACCCCTTACGTCTCCAACTGGGACGCTCTCCACAAGCGCCATCTGATGGATCCGACGCCGGTCGCGCGGCAGGACCCCGAAGCATTTGCCACTGATGTGCCGGAAGTGCTGTCGCGGCAGATCCCTGTGCCTGGGGCGCCTGAGATGGGCTTTGTTCAGAACCCCGGGACGTTTATCTCGTCGCAGAACAAAAACCGCCAACTGATCGGCAATGCCGATCCGGCTCAATTGCCGCTGACGCCCGGTTCGACCTCGGCATTCTCCGGCAATGTGCTGCCGGTGACCAATCCGCCTGAGACGGTCTTCAGGCCCGGGTTGCGCTATGCGCCCTGGAACTTGAGGAACGGCTGATGGCGCGCGATCCCGAGATCGACACTCCGAACGTGCCGGAAGTGCAGTCGGCCACGGCCGGCAAGCCCGACCAGCAGGACATCCGCCTGCTCGACAAGGGCAGCCCCAAGCCGGACGAGTATGGCGGGGTCGAGGAGGTCGATCGCGCCTATTGGATCGGCTGCTTGGACGACGCTGAGCGCGCCGAGGCCAATTGGCGGCAGCGCGGCCGGGAAATCATCCAGATCTACCGCAACGACGGCAACGTCGGCAAAAAGGGCAGGCTTGCTGACGGCCCCGTTTCATTCAACGTTTTGTTTGCAAACACGGAGGTCATGTTACCGGCGATCTATTCGAAACCGCCGGCTCCGGTCGTTCGCTCGCGCTTCACCAAAGTCAGTCAGCCGATGGCGCCGCCGCCGGGACTTCTTCCCCCCGGCGTGGCGCCGCCCGGCGCACCGATGTTGCCGCCCGGCCCCGGTGCGCCCGCTCCAGGCATGTTGCCTCCCGAGGGTGGGGTGCCGCCTGGAGCGCCTATTGAACCGCCAGGATTGCCGCCGGAACCGCTTCCCATGGCGGGACCGCCGGCAATGGGGCCCCCGCCGGTTCCGCCAATGCCCGGCGGGGAGTTCCCTCCCGATCCGATGGCGCCGCCACCGCCGCCGCCGTTCGATCCCGGCCCACCACCGCCGCCGACCCCGTTCGGGGCGATCCCCGGGGCGCCGCCGCCGCCGATGCCCGGGCTGCCGCAGGCCGCCCCCAACCGGCCGCCGCAAGACGTGATCGAAACCGCCGCCAGCGTCATGGAAAAGGCGCTGGAAG